GTCATGAATAATTCCTACGAGGTAATATTAAAAGATAAAAAAATATTAATCGCTGGTAGTGCAGATATAGAACTTGCAAATGGTGATTATAATTTAATTACTAAAAAGGGTACAACCGAAGATGGTGGTAATGTTTTTATTACATGTGATTCTGATATTAATCTTACAGCCACAGGTGCAATTAAATTAAAAGGGAATGTATCAGTCAATGGTACTGCATATGATTAATGCCAGAAGAAACTACAGTAGAAAAAATACCATGTCCGAAGGTAATTGTTCCAACTGCTGACGACCTAGAAAAAATAATAATTTTTATTGGTAACAAATATGGTTGGGAATATATTGAACCTCTCAACGAAATATTAGGTGCATTTCCATTATCTCATTCTTGGGATGGTATTACTTTAGATATACCAGAACTAGAATGGGAAAACAAAATACAAGCAATCATCGAAGAATTTAAATTATATCCGATTGTAAAGATTGCAGAAACAATTGGAAAATTAGTTCCCATAGATTTAGTTATAATAGAACCTATCACAGGTATTCAAGTCGATGTAGTTGCATTGATATCAGACCCAGATTATAAAGCAAAACTCCTAACAGAATTCCAAGAGGCTGGTGATGAAATAATAGATTTACTTGTTCCAGACTTTGTTCTAGAAAACTGGGATGGTACAGAAGGTATTGATGTACCAGCAATTAAATTATCTAAAGCATGGAAAGAGTTTGTACGAAAAGTTAAAAAGATAATGCAAGGGAATATCTTTGAAGCATTTGAACCTTTATTTGACAATGCAGCTGTAAAGGCAGTGGTGGAAGTATTAGAATTATTACCAGCACCAATCTCAACAATACTTAAAATATTACTTGACTTACCTAAGATGGTTGCAAATGGTGGTAAATTAGATTTTGATACTGATAAATTTCTTATGGACTTGAAAAAAGAATTCAAAGAAGCAGGAAAAGATTTTCAAGAAGAACTACTTGCAATGCCTATACCAGTAGTATCAGAGATTGCTAGTGAAGCTGAAGTGTTAGGTCTTGAGTTACCAGAGACACTAGGTGATTTAATTAATCTAGAAGATATAGGTGAGTTTAAGAAAATAGATTTTCCAAACTGGAATATAGATAAGTTGGGAGATAGACTCAAGAACTTTATAGAAAACTTACCTCAAATGTTACTTGAAGCGTGTCTCGAAAAACTTACGAAACTTATTAAGTTCTTTATACCAGAAGGTTTACCACTACCATTTACTCTATGTTCGTTCTTAGAAATAATTGGTATGCCAAAAGAAATATCAATTGATAATCTAATAGAAGAAGGTGCATAAATAATAGTATGAGTGAGAATTATGTAAAAAATCAAAACAAGATAACTGCAAGAAAGTGGTATACTGATATGGATTTAAATATCACACCACATCCTTCTACTGGAGATTTAATTCTTAAGTATGACAAGGACGCAATCAAAAGGTCACTAAGAAATATTATGTTGACTAATGATTACGAAAGACCTTTTAGACCAGGCTTTGGTGCAAATCTAAGAAGTCTTTTATTTGAACTTGCAGATGATATTACTAAGTTTGAAATAAGAAAACAAATTACAGAAGCAATAGAAGACTTTGAACCTAGAGTTGCGATTGATGAGATATATTTAAATCAAGATAGAAATAATAGAATGTATATCAATATTCACTATGGAATTAGAGGTGTACCAGAAGCACAAGAGTTGGAAGTTGTATTGGAGAGAGTACGATAATGGCAGTTAAAAGTTCACAAATTAATATCACCGATTTAGACTTTGATGATATTTCAAAAAATTTAAAAGAATATCTTAAGGGTCAACAGACTCTTAAAGATTACAATTTTGAAGGGAGTAATATTAGTTTACTCATAGACCTTCTTGCATATAGTTCACATGTATCAGCTTTCAATGCAAACATGGTTGCATCTGAGTTATTCTTAGATACTGCACAGATAAGAAAGAATGTAGTTTCTCGTGCAAAAGAAATAGGTTATACACCTACTAGTGCAACTGCCTCAATGGCAACAATAGATTTACAAGTAAACAATCCTATTATTGGTGGACAAGTACCCACAACACTTACACTTAATAGAGGTCATAAATTCAAAACAGTATTCGATGGATTTAATTTTCCATTTGTATTACTAGAGTCAACAACAATATCACCATTGAATGGTGTTTATAAATTTGAAGGTCTTGAGTTATATCAAGGAACAATGAACTCAGACATATTTTTATACAATGGTCAAGTACAAAATCAAAGATTCCCATTGACAGAGGAAGGAGTAGATACAAAAAGTATTACAGTTACAGTAGAGTCAACAGGTGGTTCTAGTTCTGCATGGACAGAATCTACAGATATTAGTGGTTTAGATTCTACAAGTAAAGCATGGTATGTACAAGAAAATGACTTAGGACAATTTGAAATATATTTTGGTGATGGTGTAATTAGTGCAGAACCTTTAGATGGTGACACGATTACAGTGTCATACTTAGTAACAAATGAAGACCATATAAATGGTGCAACAGTATTTACCATGACAGATTCAATTGCAAATAATACAGATGTTACAATAACAAATGTAACACAGTCTTCTGGTGGTAAAGAAAAAGAGTCTGTAGACTCAATTAAGTTTGCAGCCTCTAAGTTTTATACATCACAAAATAGATTAGTAACAGTAGATGATTACAAATCTAAACTACAAACTTTATACCCAGGCGCAGATTCTATATCTGTTTGGGGTGGAGAAGATAACAATCCACCACAATATGGAAAGATATTCATTGCAATTAAGCCTGGGCAAAATGTAAATAGATTAACAAGTTCTGAAAAAGTTATCCTAAGAGACAAGATGAAATCACTAAATATGTTAACAGTCAGACCACAAATAGTTGATGCTGATATTATTGATATTGCAATTACAAGCAACTTCAAATTTAACCCTCGTGCAACAACTAAAACTGTATCTGAACTAGAAACACTTGTTAGGGCTGCAATTGTAACACACGACAGTACCTATCTAAGTGGGTTTGATAGTATTTTTAGGCACTCAGTTCTAGCAACAGACATAGACAGTGCAGAATCCTCGATTCTTTCGAACACTACAACTGTCAAGCTTCGTAAAACAATCTCACCTACACTGAGTGAGAGTAAAGGTTACACTGTAGAATTTGGCAGTGGTAACTCTTTCTACAATCCACATACAGGACACAACAAAAAGAATGGTGGTGTAATAACAACCACAGGATTTATAGTATCTGGTGATACCCAGACTTGTTTCTTTGACGATGATGGAGAGGGAAATCTTCGAAGATATTCTATGGTTGGTTCAACAAGAGTTTATAGTGATAATCAAGCAGGAACAGTTGATTACACAAATGGTAAAATAACAGTTAATGGTATTAATATAATTTCAACAAGTAATACCGATGGAACAATTCACTTTACAGTGATTCCAAATTCATATGATGCAGTTGCATTTAGAAGTAACCTTCTAGATATTAACACATCATTGATAAGTGTGACTGGTGCAACAGACACCATCGCATCTGGTGATACGAGTGCTGGGGTGGGATATACATCCTCATCTAGTTACTCCTAAACTATGATTCATGTGTATGCATGAAGTAATATTCCCACATGGTGTGGGTTTTTAAAATGCTAAATTAGAGAGGAAACTTAAAATGGCAGATAAAAAAGTAACAGCATTGTCCGATTTAGGGACAGGCATTGCAGGCGAAGACCTGCTTCATGTTATTGACGACCCTTCTGGTACTCCAGTAAACAAAAAGGTTACAGTCAGTAATGTTTTAAATAACCTTCCAGACTATCTAGGATTTGCACAATCAGCTCAAGCTGTATCATTCAGTTCGAACGCTGCAACTGCAACTGCTGGTGTATGGGCACATTACCTAACATCTAGTTCAAGTGGAACAGATGTTTTAACATTACCAAATGGTTCTACAGGACAAGTTAAATATTTTGTCCTAGTGTCAGATGGTGGTAGTTCTCCAAGAGTAACTCCATCAGGCACATTCACAGGTGGTTCTTATGTGCAACTTGATACAGCTGGTGACAGTGTACAAATGTTGTATACTGGTTCAACTTATGGTTGGGTTGTTATAGGTGGTAACTCTTATACTATTGCATAAGGATAATTAAATGCCCATTCTCAATACAAGAATAACTGACCAATTACATGAACTCTTACCAGAGTACATGAATGAGGAAGGACAAGGATTTAAGAAGTTTATAACTGCTTACTTTGATTTCTTGGAGAAGGGTATCCTTATATATGAAAAGGGTACAGACCTAGAAAAGGTTGGTTTAGAAGATGGAGAAGGAAGTCTACTTCAAGAAGACCAGACATTCTCTCCATCTCCTATATCCAAAGCAAGATTTCTTTATGAACAAAATACAACAGGTACAACACAAACTGGTTCATGGGAAGTTGGTGAATATGTAGTTGGTTCTACTTCTGGTGCAACTGCAAGAATTGATGTTATTGGAGACGAAACCAATAAACTTTATGTCGAGGTATTTACCGAAGCACAATTTTTACCAGAAGAAACAATCGTTGGTCAAAATAGTGGATACACTGCAAAAGCAAAATCTTTTGAGGGTGGTGCATTATTCGCTGCAAACAATCTGTTAGACTATGCAGATGTAGATAAGACAACAGGAGACTTTTTAGAATACTTCCGAAGAGACTTCATGCCTTCGATTGATGCAACTATTCTTGCAGATAAAAGATTACTTGCAAAACACATAAATCAAATTTACCTTGCAAAAGGTAGTATGGCATCATACGATTTTTTATTTAGAGCATTATACAACGAAGACATAGACATTAGTTATCCACAGGATAATGTTGTAGCACCATCACAATCTAAATGGACAGAATCTACAGTCATACATTTACATTCTACAGAAAATCTACTTGAGTATAACAAAGGAAAAGTAGTAAAGAAAAATTTAGAACAACAAGTAGTAACAGAAATACAAGCAGACACAATTACAAGAGTCACCTCTGGAGAGGGAGATAATGTTTACCGATTGGTAATCATGGAGCCTTACACAGGAACATTAAACATAGGTGATACAGTAGAATTACAATCAAGAGAATCTAATTTAAAATTTCATGTTGCAACAGTAAGAGGTATCATATCAGACTTAGATGATACAGAAGGTAACATACTTATTAAACTTGAAAATGGAACAGGATTCTTTTCAGCAGAATCAGATGATACAGAAGCATTTCAATTAGAAGACCAAGATTCTGGAAGTTTATTATTATTAGAAGAAGGAACACAAACAGATAATAGTCTAAATGAGTTACATGGTAAGACACCAATACTAGTTAGAGAATCAGTTAATACTGTAAATACAGAAGCTGTAATTGGTGGTGCAATGAAATCCGAAGAAGCATCTAGAGGTTCATTGTATTCATTATCAGAAAATGTTATAGTAAACTTACCACAATCAGAACTTGGTGTAGGAACAGCTGCAAAAACATTAGTGGGTGAAGCCACAGATGGTAAAGTAGAAAAAGTTTTAGTAGACCCATCTAATCGAGGAACAGGATACGAAGATGGTGATTTAGTGGTATTTGATAATAGAGATAGTGGTGGAACACTTGCACAGGGTGTAATCACATCGACATCTGGTGATATACTATTAGAGGCTGGTACTACATTTGGTTCATTTGAATTTACTGCAACAGGTGGACAAACTACATTTACTGGTAGAGACAATCATAACAGTCTTATGGTATACGACCCAGAAAAAGTCATAGTCAGAGTTAAGAGAGCAGATGCAACACAAAACATAACTGCACAGGGTGGTAATATTAACTTCTCAGTATTTGAAGAAGTTACAGGTGGTGCAAACATATCACTAAATGGTAGTTCAGTTGTATTCATAGGAACTTATGCAAACGCTTCTCATGCAAATTATGTTGGTAATGCTGGTACAGTTATAGAAGTATTTGCACAACCAGAAGAAACAACTTTAATTTTAGAAGATGGATTACAATCTTCTGGAGATGACAAACTTATTTTTGACCAGTCTGGTGCAAATCCAACTGGTTCAGTACAAAGAGTTAGAATAACAACAAGTGGTGTAGGGTACACTTCTTTACCTAAAGCTTTTGCTGGTGGTGAAGTATTCTATACAGAAGAAACTACACCAGAATTTACGATTGGTGAAACAGTAACAGCAGGAACTACAACAGGTATTCTAGTTGACCACGATATAGGTGCAAAGAAACTTGTCATAGGTAAACTACAAACTACAACAGACACTACAACATTTAGTGTAGGAACTACTGTTACAGGGTCATCATCGACTGCAACTGCAACAGTAAAACAGAATAGTTTTACTACAGGGGTGGGAGTAAAATTATTACCTTATGGTGATTCAATTGGAAGAATAGGACAACTTAGAGTTATACAGGAAGGAAACCATTTTGATAAATCAAAAGGTATACCAGACTTTGTATCTCACTTTATTGTTGGTGATGTTTCTGGTTCTCCAGTTGTAGATACTACTGCAACAGGTGGTGTTAGTGGTGCAATAGGTACGATTAAAAACTTTGATGGAGATAGAGGAATAGTCTCTATAGATACGACATCTGGATTTTTCTTAAAGAACGAAAGTGTATCTTTATCCGATGGTAAAACTTTTAAAATATTAGAAGGTAATCCAGCAACAGTTAGTGCAAACAATGATGCGTTTGCAAAGATAGATGGTAACTATACTAGTGATATAGGATTCCCATCTGTAACATCACAAAGAATTCATGACTCCAGATTCTATCAAGACTTTTCATATGTAATCAAAGTTGGACAAAGTATTAATAGGTATCGTTCTATTGTTCAACAATTACTAAATCCAGCAGGTACAATTTTCTTTGGTGAAGTTGCAATCAAGAATGTAGTAGATGGTAGTGCAGAAACATATCGTGCTGGTTCTAATACAGAAGGGTTTGATGGTGACAGAGTTACAAGGTCATTTATACCAACATTAATTATTGGTTCTAAGATTGACCCAGCTAAAGTTATTTTAGAAGAAGGAACAGTTGCACCAGGCGAAGAAGAAGTATTCTATGCAGAAGAACAAAACATTATCTTTGAAGATGGTTCTGGTGTTGTAGTAACTGAAAGATTCCTTGCAGACGATAGACTTAGATTAAATATAACTACCACAGGAATGTCTCCTTCTGGTGCAAGAAACTTCACTATAGGTGAAACAATATCACAGAACTTATTTAAAACTGCATCTGGAGATATAGGAACAATTACAGGTCGAGTAATAGATAGAGAAAGAGATGAAAGTGGTAACTTAGTTGCAGACCCAACATTCATAATCATTGACCAAATAACACCAGACCATACTGCAATGAAACAGTTAACTTCCGAAGGTGGAAGAGCAGGTGTCTTTACTTTATTTAAAGAGACACATGGTAATTGGAAAACAGACCAATCAGATACAGACATAGAATTTATACATGGTATTGTTGGTGCAGCTTCTGGTAAGAAAGCAATACTTAATTCTGTAGTAGATAACAATGTTAAAACAGACCAAGGTTCTGGACAAGCATTTATTGTTGGAGAAGATATTACAGAATCCGATGTAGGATTATACGATAGAATCATTCGTGCAAATGTAACTGCACATGGACATCAAGTTATCAAAGAACTAGAGATATATCCTCATTATGCACATCACCGAATCTATTATAACACTTTAGACAATGCATTGTCAATAGGTCAAACCATAAAAAATAATGGTGTGTTAGGTCGTGTTATGGAACATGATACAGTTAATAAGTTCATTATAGTTTGGTCTGGTGCAGATTCGTTTGGTTCAAATGTAGGTAACTTTACCACAGGTGCAGTCACAAACGAAGCAGGGACTACAACACACTTTACTGCAACTGTAGTAGAAATGCATCATGTACATGAGAGTATAGTTAAGTTTGATGAAGGACATAACTCTCCAGTAGTTACTCCACCTCAAAACCAAGTAGTAGACCCAGAAAATAATATTCATCCGCCAGGTACACTTGACCCTAATGCATTCTTCAAAGCATCTGAATTCTATGAAGGTGCAAACAGACAACAAAGAAAGAACATTAGTATACTACAAACCTTTGCAAGTTCACAACCAGTGTCAACAAGAAATACAAGTTGGCATAATACAGGAAAGATAGATACAACATCTACTGATAAAGAGACAGGGCCATTCTTAAATGCAGATATTATAGAAGTTGTAAATCAACATGGTCTAAGAGGTAGTGGTGCAAGAACTGCTTTAGTACAAACAGGTGGATTAGATTGGGGTGAAACAATTAAGAGTGCAAATAGAGATTCTATAATTAATAACCTTGTAACAGGAAGAGAAAGACATAAAGTTCCATCTGATGCAAAACGAATTAACTCAGTTGCAAATGTAGATGAAGAGTTTATCATAACAGAAGATGGTTCATACCTAATAGAAGAAATAGACCATGGATTCTTAATGGCAGAACCAGAAGCAGAAAAATATAATTCTTTAACTACATCCGATGGAAAATATTATATTGGAGACAAGTGGACAGTAGACCCAACAGAAGAACTAACATTAGAAGATGGTGGTAGACTTGCATTAGAACTTGCAACAGACATAGAAGAACATGAAAGATTTGTGACTGAAAGGTCATATAACTTGGGTTCATACTTTATGAAATCCGAAGTACAAGATACACTTGTATATGAAGATGGAACAAGAATAATCCAAGAAGATGCAATATCATTTGGTGAACCAGTCGAAAGACTTGGCCCAACACTAGGTGACCTTGCAAAAATAGGTTTCTCTCAAACACTTAGGTTTGAAGAAAGAATTACACAGGAAGATGGTAGTGAGATTCTCTTTGAGAATGAAGCAGGTAGATTACTTGTAGAAGCACCATATGAAGGTGTTAAAATTAGTGATATAAGTACTTTATATCCAAATAGAAGTATTTCTGATTTACAGGAACATGGTGGACGAAGTATGATACTAAATTATCCAGCTTCTGTACAATCTGGTGTATAAATACATATAAATACTTAATAGAAAATATTTTTAACTTAGAGGAAGGAAAAAAATGGCAGCGATAATTACAGAAAAATTTCGTCTCCACAATGCAAAGGAATTTAAACAAAGTGCTACTGAGACTAATAACTCAATGTACATGTTTATTGGAAGACCCGCATCGTGGCCAGACGACAACACACCGCCTACTCCAGTTGACTCTCTAAATGATGAGTATGATGCATATGCAAATATGACAGCACTTAAAAAAGTTAACGCAACAGATGTAAGTCATGCCATTATCCGAAGAGACTGGACAAG